GTTGAGCGTATGGAGGAACCTTTAGATGACTGATTTTAAGGATGAGGGTGATGAAGAGGGCGGCAACGATGACAGTATGCTTGATGCATCCCAGATGGGTATGCTTGAGCACATGCTTCAGGCTCACGCGCGTGACCACTTCGAGAAAGCGCAGACTTACCCTGGTGGCGTGAAGGAGTATTTCAGGCGTCTTGTCTCTGATGTGACTCAGGATTACAAGAACCATCGCGCTGTTGAGCGTAATATCTACGACTTCAGTGTTGACCGGTATATCTTCTACCGTCGTCACCGTGAGATGGATAACCAAGATGCTATCACTGAAGCGTACATTGACACGTTCCAATACCTTGTCGAGTTGAAGAACAGCTACCCGACTGTCCTGCCTAAGATGCGGGACATCTACAGAGATTAAATTATGAATATTGAACCTACAGAAGTTGACCAGGCTTTTCTTGATAAGACTGCCGCCTTCAGGAAACCCGATACTACTGTTGGCCTCATTGAAGCGTGTAGTAAGAACGTTGTTGTCTTCGCTGAGAAGATGCTTGGCCTTCGCTTGTACGCGTGGCAAGTTGAGTTCTTGACCCATCTACAAGACGTTTGCAACGAGAAGGACCGCACTAAGCAGCGTGAGATGAACAAAAACTTCACTGCTATCACCTCGCGTCAGATTGGAAAGACTAAATCGGTTGGCGTGTTTGTCTTGTGGGCGGTTGTATTCAACAAGTACCCTGGAGACACTATCAGTCGTAACACCGTTGTAGGCGTTGTGTCGGCTCTTGACCGCCAGGCTAAGGAGCTTTTGCGTAGTATCCGCCTTGAGGCTATACTTGGCGACCGTCACATGGAGCAGACATACCTCAGTGAGACCGGAACTCCCTTGTTCGGTACTAAGTTCTTCTCTGACCTCATTGATGACAAGAGCGAGAACAACACTACGACGCTGACTATGAAGCCCCACAAGGCTCATCTTGGTTTACTTCTATATGGAAGTAAAACCGGCTCGGTCATAAAGTCATATGCTCCTACCGACTCGGTGCTTGGTCAGACTTTCACGATTATTGTTGTAGACGAGATGGGCCGAAGTGACAAGCTCACTGACGAGTTCATGGAGTATCTTACTCCAACAGGTAAGAAAAACGATGCTATTAGGGTTCATCTTTCTACCCCGTGGGAAAGTAGCGGTCCTTTCTACCGCCTGGTAAACCCCGACGGCATTTACGAGGAGAGCGACACACAGCTATTCGTCTTCAGTATTGACGCAATCAAGCTTGAAGTGCCCGAATACTGGGAAGGAGTGCAGAAAGAGATTCGCTCTCTTGAGAAGGACGGCAAGTTTGACGAGATTAAGCGCAGTTACTATTGCCGGTTCGTTAAAGGTGAGACTGCGTACTTCAACCCCTCCACCGTGATTGGCTCATTCAATAGCAAGCTTAACATGGTTGAGACATACAGTAAGCCTGCTGACATGGGTATTGACTTCGGTGGACAAGTGAAGAGCAAGACTGTTATCACTATTACAGAGTTTGATGAGGAGACGGGCATGATTACTCGCTTGTACCACAAGTCGTACCCTGTTGGCAAGGACCTAACCCTGCTCGATGACGTGGCTGACTTGCTCACTCGTTTTAACATCCAGAGGATTATCCCTGACGACTGTCCTGCTGGCTTCTTCCTCATCAACGTGATGAAGGAACGTGGTTGGAACGTGCACCCGATGAACTTCCGAGCTGATAAAGTGAAGAAGTACGGTGGTTTCCGCTCTTGCCTTAACCGTGGCAACGTGCAGAGTTACAACGACGATGCCTTGCGTATCGAGATGCTGAGTATGGAGTTCTCAAACACGAAGGTGCAGAGTGTTATTCAGCACGCTCCTGGCTACAGTGACGACTTGATTGACTCGTGGGTTATGAGTGCGTATTTCTTTGTGACTGAGGAAGAGTCTTTCAAGGCTTTTGACTACTATGTCGACTGAACAAACTATGATTAGGAAGCGCCCCAAGATACCGTGGTGGGAAACGAAACGCGATTACGGCAACAGAGAAGTAGATGAGAATCAAATTATTCCCACAGAACAACCGCTTGAGTGACAACGGCTACAGCCGCGAAGAGGAAGGCGAGCTCTACCTGCGCCAGCTTCAAGACGTCATAGACAACCCACGTTGGTACTTGGACAACCTTCACAAGATGCAAGAGTACCGACTCTCGTGGGTGGATTACAAGAAGATGGACCATTCACTACCCCTTGAGTACGTAAAAGAGAAGAATCTTAGTTAGCTTTATAAACAATTTATCCCCTACATATATCTTTTGAAAACCTATACGGTTTTTATTCTTCATGAAGAAACAGCATCAGCAATACCTAAAACGCGCCCAAAGCAAAGAGGTCTTGAGTACGTACTCGCATAATACGAGCACTCAAACGGTATTCCCAGATTTCGACCCAGTACGCTTGCGCGAGGTTGTCTATGCTGACCCAGTGGCTAGGGGCGCCCTTATCCACTACGTCGACAAAGCAATGGAAGGTGACTACGCTGTTGTTGAGAAAGAATCCGGCTTGTACGACCCCGTGTTTGAGATGCTTCTTGATGAGAAGTACAACTTCAGGCACGAGGTGCTCCGCAAGCTTTTCCTATTCCGCAAGCTGTTCAACAACGCCTTCGTTGAAATAGTACGCGACACCGAGAACAAAGTCAAAGCCATCAACGTAATTGACGGTTCACTCGTTGAACCTGTTACTACTCCTAACGGAGACCCTATCCGCTTCAAGAGTCGCATCCCCTACCCAGGCGGTCACCCACAGGCAGGAGCATATCCTACTTGGGAAAAAGAAGACATGGTCTGGATTAAGTGGGGAGACCGCAGTGCAGGTTACGCTCCTATCGACCTTAAGGCTCTTTGGGACCACCTTCACTGGAAGACCTATGTAGAACGCTACGCAGCGTGGCTATGGCAGACTGGACAGTACCGTCTCATGTACTCCTTCGAGAGTGCAAGTGACCGTGATGTAGAAAGCTTCCTTGCATACGTGCGCCGTAATGACGAGAACTTCAAGGCTCCGTTCATCACTAAGGGTAAGATGCAAAGCATGTTACTCCGTGATATGAAGGAGACTGTTCCTCTCGTTGACCTTCTCAAGTGGCTTGACTCACAAACGCTCATCTTGATGCGTGTTCCTCCAATTGACGCTGGTATCCCTGACGCCTCTGGTCGTAGCAACGCTGACGCACAGAGTAACAACTTCGGTACGCACATCATCAGTGACAAGAAAGTCATCGAGGACAGTGTTAACTTCGACCTCTTCAAGAAGATTAACAAAGGTAACAACCTTCTTCGCTTCGCCCCTAACGACCGCTTCGCTGAAACCCAGGTTTGGGAGAACGTTAACCTCCTCAAGAACATGGGAGCAACTAATGAGCTCCTTCGTGAGTACCTCCTTGACCGTGGTATGGTTTTCAAGACCGCAGAACTCTTCACTGACCCAGTAGCCGAGGCTGCTCGCATGGCTGAGGCGATGCCTGACCCAGTAACTGGTGCTCCTGGTATGAAGAAGGATATCAACACAATGCCTTCACGCGCAAAGACCAACTCTGGTTCAATGAACAAGGTTGGTACTGGCTCTCAAGCGTCCACTCGTAAAGACCAGGTGACTAGCAAATGAGTGAGAACCCGCTTGACTTAGTTACCCCACAGGTAACCGAAGAGAATCCACGACTCATGAAGTCAGGAGACCCTAAAGTTCCTGAGTACGTTATCAAGCGTGGACCTGAAGTTGAGAAGCGTTGGATTAGCGTGTTCAACCAGTTCTACGAGATTGGTGGAGAAGCAGAAGCATGGCTTGGTGCTAACACCTGGCTTAAGTCGCACATCGTTCAGATGGTGACTCTTGCTGCAACCGTTCAAACTCGTGAACGACTTACATTTACAATTAACACCGACGGTCAACTCATCAAGAGAACCGACTCTGGTGAAGAGTACATTAGTGCAATCCTCGCAGATGTGGATGCTAATACTCTTGGTGAGCGTTACACCCCCGCCGTGCTCAAGAAGTGGGCAGACCAAATTAACGCAAACCCAATCGTAGGAGACCTCGACCACGAGGAATATGACAAGATTTTATCAGCCGCTGTGACTGATGACGAAGTAAGACAAATGTTCAAGGAAAAGAAAGGAATCGCTAAGACACTCAAAGCCATCTATAAGGACGGCAAGCTTTGGATACGCGCTGTCATTGACAAGCGCTATAGCAACGCAGTGCAGAATAGTAAGGGTCTTAGCCTTGAAGCAGTTGTTACGAAGGACTCGATGACCAACACGGTTATTGACGGCGACATCCTCGGATTTACTTTCGGAGTTCATCAGTCTCCAGTTAATTCGAGGGCAGTCGTAGTATGAAGTTACCATCCGTACTTATATTCACACCGATTTACGATAAGAAAGATTATGCCCTTCCAGCTTTCCTTGAGAAAGCAAAGGCCATAAACTATCCTAACAAGAAACACATCTTGATTGATAACAGTCCAACAATGGACTACTATCATAAACTCAAGGCAGAGCTTGAGCCCCAGGGTTTCTACGTATACCACGTGGACAGGGGAAACAACACTCGTGAGGCATTAACACGCTCTCAAGTGTTTGCTCGACGTATGGCACTTGATGAGGGCTTTGACTACCTTATGTCAATTGAGTCCGACATCATGGTACCACCAGTAATCCTCCAGTGGCTCATCGCAAGGATGAAGCCTGTGGTTACTGTAATGTATTTCATTGGGGACCAAGCAGCAGGACAGAAAGTTCCTTGCGTTGCTGTTCCTGAATTCCACGAGAACATTGGTGTCTGGGGTTCACGGCTTCTTAAAGTCGATGAGCTCGGCCAGTTCGTAAACAACGGCATCGTCCAAGTCCACACTGGTGGTATGGGCGGCTGCCTTATTCGCAGAGACGTGTTTGAGAAGATAACGTTCTACTACGACCCCCGATACAAGGGTCATAGCGACATATACTTCTTCAACGACTGTTTCAAACATCGCATTCCTGTATTCGTTGACACCGACATTTGGTGTGACCACGACAACCGTCCTTGGGACAGCGTTGCCGACAGGTAAGACAGAGGTATTGACTATGCAAAAGAACGGAGATTTGAAAGGCGGCACATCCGCAGACGACCAAAGTATCTACGACGACATCGGCGCAGAAATCGCTGGTGCAGCTACGAAACAACTCGAAGCTGAACGTAAGGTATGGCTCGACAATATTGACCGAGCAACGAAAGGTCGTGACAACTACAAGACACAGTGGGAAATCGAGAACCGTCTCTGGGAGATTAAACTCCAAGACCAAGGCTTCCGACCCATTAATCCCACTCGCCGCGAAGAGCAAAGCGAAGAATACTGGACTCTCCAAGGAAAGATGGCAGAGTTCAAGTATCGTGAAGTCAAGCACATGGCTGAGGCTCAGCTTGCTCAGTATGACAAGCAGGTCGAGGAAGCCCACACGCAACTCAAGCTTGTTGAGGAACAACTCAAGAAGTATGAGGAGGGCGCAGAATGAGTGATGTAACGAAAGAAGAGCTTGACGCTCTTCAGAAAGATATCAATGCTGCTAAGAGCGCTATCGCTGTTGACGCAGTAAACAAGGCGACAACCGACGTGGCTGCGAAAGTCCGTGCGGATGTTGAAAAGGAGTTTGAGCTGAAAAAGGCTCTAGAGGACCAAGCTCGCAAATCTGCTGAGCTTGAGGCTGCTCTCTCGCGTGAGCGTGAAGAACAGCGTCGTAAACTCGAAGAACTCCAAACCAAGATGAACGATTTAGTCTCATCCCGTGCTCCGGTACAGAATGAAGACCCGTTCAAGACTCAGCAAAGCGCAGTCTCTAATATGACTGAAGCTATTGCGGAGCGCGTCGAAGAAAATAGCGCAGAAACTTTCTGGGAAGAGAAGCTTGGCCCAGGAGTGTTTGGTCAGATTAAGGCCCAAGCTAATCGAAGATAATTACAAGGTGAATTTACACATGTCAAAAGCAGAGTTTATTAAGCGTGCGTTCGACGCGAGCGCACTTATCTATAACAACGGCACTAGCGCGGAAGGCCTACGTATCAACCCAGTTGTCTGGGATGCACGCCTTCGCGAGTTCCAAGAGAAGCTTCTCGTAGTTGCTCCTCTTGCAGAACAGTTCGACTTCACAGGCCCTGGTAGCGACCTTAAAGTTACCATCGACGAACGCCCTTCCGCTGCGGCTGCCCTCGTAGAAACTGACACAGTTTCTGTTAGCGCATTCGTTACGCGCCAGGTTACGTTCTCGCCTGTTGAGTACGGTACCAAGTACGAACTCTCGTACGCTGAAGCAGCTCGTAGCTTCTTCGACGTTCAAGAGCGCATGATGCGTAAGATGGGTTATGCACTTGCAGAGAAGAAAGATGCACTTGCATGGTCAACCCTTATCGCTGGTGCAACCACCACGGTTTGGTCAAACAGCAAGACTGCAACCTCGTCTCTCGCAACGACTGACCTCCTTAACCTCGGCGACGTTACTCGTGGTATCCGTGCTATTGAGAACCTCTACTACGTACCTGATAGCCTTATTATCAGCCCTACGCACAAGCAGAACCTCATGGTCGACACAAGCATCGTCAAGCTCCTTGACGCAAGCCAGTTCGGTACGCGCAGTGCAATTGCAAATGGTCTAGTTGGTGAACTCATGGGTCTCCGTGTTTTCGTCAGCCACGCACCAGCAATCACAAGCAACGCACTTGACTGCCTCGTTCTCGGACGCACCCGTAGTGGTGAAGGCGCATTCGGTCTTGGTACCAAACGCCGTGTCCAGATGGAAGCTGACCGCGATATCTCATTCCGTAAGATTGAGGTTGTAGCAACCGAGGAGTACCAATTCAAGGTACTTCACGCGGGTGCTCTTTGCGTCATCAAGACGTACGCATAAGTAGTTAACTTTTAGGGAGACGGTAACCAACCCGTCCCCACTTTTATTTTTATGGCTACACAAAGCGAAGTAACAGGTGAGAGATTGGCACGTATAGAAACATCACTACAGCACCAAGAGAAGAAGCTTGATGAAATCACTAGTAAGCTAGATGAGTTCATCGAGGGTATTGATTCTAAGTATGCTCGTAAGGATGACGTCGCTCTTATTCGTAACGTTGTGTGGGCAATCCTTGGGGCTATCGGTTCCGCTGGAATCGGTGTGCTCGTTAAAATAATCTTTTTCCCCTAAGACACAATGGCTCTACTCACTCTCACCGATGCACAGAAGCGTAGTTACGTAGAGGTGCCTTCAGGTGTTGCGCAGCAAGTCACATCCTCTGACAGTCTTCTTCAAGTTCTGATTGATGAGGCTTCGGGTACAATCACCTATGTAGGTGATGCTAATCCTGGAATTGCCACAGCTACTGCTGAGTGGCGTATCCAGAAAATAAATACTTCTTCTAATCCTATTACAGTCCTCTGGGCTGATGGTAATACTTCGTTTGATAACGTGTGGGATAACCGTGCGTCGCTTTCATACTCCTAATGGTCAACATAGTTAAGCTCCTCGGAAACCCTGTACAGCTCACCTTCACTGGTGGCGTCAATCCTCTTGGCGCATACAACGCCGGTACTGGTTATGTCACTGGTGATAGTGTTTCATACAACGGTTCAAGCTATGTTGCTGTTCAGGCTACTACTGGTAACCTTCCTACAAATACTACTTACTGGCAAGTGCTTGCTAACAAAGGTGATACTGGTTCTACAGGTTCAACAGGTCCTGCCGGTGTGGGTATCCCTGTCGGAGGCACCCTTAACCAGCTTCTTGCTAAGACATCTGGTGTTGATTACGAAACCGGTTGGGTAACTGTAGGCGCTCTCACTGATGGTGATAAAGGCGATATAACAGTTTCTGCCTCTGGTGCTACGTGGAATATTGACGCTGGTGCCGTAGGCACAACCGAGCTTGGCGGAGACATTACTACTGCGGGTAAGGCTCTCCTTGATGACGCTGATAACATTGCTCAGCGTGCTACCCTAGGTCTTGGTTCTGCTGCTGTTGTAGCGACAGACCTCGCTGATTTGAATGAGGCTACGATTGAGGCTGCTATCGACACTCTAGCGAACCTCACAAGCATTCAGGGACGCACTGTCACTCTTGCTGACGCTGGAGCAGACGCGATATTCGGTTGGGACGACAGTGCGAACGCGTACGTCAACCTAACTGCGGGTGACGCGCGCAATGCTCTCGGCCTCGTAGCTGGTGGTACTGGCGACATATGGGTTGAGAAGGCCGGTGACACAATGGTCGGGCAACTTGTGCTTGACGCGGGTCTTGACGTTTCTATAGCCCAAGAAGCTCTTCTCGGAAAGTTCCGTGTCGTAGAAGCTTCTTCAGTGAACTACATTCAAAGCGGTTCCTCAAGAAGCGCCTCGTCATGGCAGGAATTCAGAATAGCTCCTTATAGCAGCTCTGTCCATAACTTCCGTATTACGTCGGCGCAAGACGTTGAAGTAACAAATAATGAGCGCGTAGGTGGTTATTTACGCGTAGGAAACGCCGCAACAGCCCCTACAAACACTACTACTGGAGACTTAACAGCCACAAGATTAATTATAGGTAATAGCTCGCTTGGTGTAGACCAAATAATCCGTGTTGGTGGTACAATGACCAACACTGCCAACGGGGCAGTATCGTTTGCTACTTTTGATAACACAATAACACCTGCAAGCAACTCGCTAGCTGACTTCCGAGCTCTTAACTTCTCAAACCGCATAAGCGCAGGAACTGCGGTGACAGTAGATAACGTAGAAGGAGCCCACATAGAGGGTGCTCGCTTCGGGGCGACACAGACAGGAGCTATAGGGTCGATTATAGGGGGTGTTTTCTGGGGCGCAATACCTGATAGCACAATAGCGTTTGACCCAACAGTAACCACTGTTACGGGAGTGGCAATATACGGAACTACACGCCCTTCAGGTTCGGCTACAATACTTTCAACAAACCTGCTCGGTCTTGACGTTACTCCAACAAACTCTCCCGCAACAGTATCAAGCACGATTTGGGGAATACGCGTGCAAGCAAACAATGCTTCCACCACAGCGGCAACTTTATACGGCATTGACGTTGGCGGTCAGGTAACTGGTACCGCGAACAACATCGGTGTAAGGATAGCGGGCTCAAGCGGGGGGTCAACACTTAACGCGGCTATCCAACTCTCCGACACTACTGGTGTAGTCGGTGGTGGTATCCTCTTCGGTGCCGACACCACTCTTCACCGTAGTGCAGCGAACATCCTCGCTCTCAACGGAGACTTAACCGTCGTTGACGAAGCATACGGCGTCGGCTGGAACGGTTCTCTTGAAGTTCCTACGAAGAACGCTATATACGACAAGATTGAAGCAATCCCTGCACTCACTGACGGAGACAAGGGAGACATTACTGTCAGCGGTTCCGGTACGGTGTGGAACATTGACACGGGCACTGTCGGTCTCACGGAACTATCCGCAACGGGAACACCAAGCGGTACAACGTACCTTCGCGGTGATAACACGTGGGCAACCATCGCAGGTGGCGGAGACGTAAGTAAGGTAGGCACTCCTCTGAACAACCAGATGGCTGTTTGGACTGGTGACGGAACTCTCGAAGGAACTTCTGACTTTACGTACGACGGCACTAGCCTTAACCTCATTACTGGTAAGAATCTTCAGATTGCTGGCGGTACTGTCCTCGCCGACGCTGCCGGCACCCTAACTCTATCAGGTATCGATGCACTCGACGCGACCACTGAAGCTACCATCGAGTCTGCTCTTGATACTCTTCCTAACGTAACGTCCATTCAAGGACGAACAGTTACATTAGCTGACGCTGGAGCTAACGCTATATTTGGTTGGGATGATACTGCTGGTGCTTACGAGAACTTGTCTCAAGCTGAGGCGCGAGCTGTTCTAGGACTTGGCACAGCTGCTTTTGTCGCTACCGACCTCGCCGACCTTAACGAGGCTACGATTGAAGCTGCTATCGACACACTCGCCAACCTTACAAGCATACAAGGTCGCACTGTTACTCTAGCCGATGCTGGTGCTGACGCACTCCTTGGTTGGGATGACAGCGCGAGTGCTTACCAGAACCTATCAGCCGCAGACGCTCGCACTGCTCTTGCTCTTGGTACTCTCGCAACTCAGAGCGGTACGTTCAGCGGAACGAGCAGTGGAACGAACACTGGCGACCAGACCATAACGAACAGTAGCGACGCAACATCACACACCGTTACTCTCTCGGCGTCCGGTGGCACTATACAATTCATTGAAGGCACGAACATAAGCCTCACTACGGGCGGAACTGCTGGTGCTGGTACTCTCACAATCACGGCAAGCGGTGGCTCAGGAGACGTCGCCAAAGTCGGTACTCCTGTTAACAATCAGGTCGGTGTATGGACTGGTGATGG